CCACCAGTTACTGCAACACCACCTATTTCAAAAGAGATAGCTGCTGTTCCTGTAGTAGTTGCTTTGTTGTGTGTAATAATTTTAATTATTCTTCCACCATCTGGTACACATACAAATGTAGATGATGCTGTTGATACATCTGGAATTGCAGATGTAATAAAATAATCGTTAAGTGTTCTCATGTTATTTTCCTTTTTGATTGCTTCGTTCTGTCATTGACTTCAAAGACCAAACAAATTGTTGATTTAGTATTGATGGGGGATTGCTCCCCCACCAAATTAATTATTATGATGTAGTTAGATCGAATACTGCACCACTTGCTTTTTCGTTTTTAGAAACAAGTGTGTATTCAGCTAACATAGCTTTTTTCTCAGCATCACCAGTTTTTGCAAGATCCATAAGTTGGAAATCTCTTAAAAAGGCTACTGCCCACATATCAGGTTGTAGTACAAAACAATCTCTTGATCTTGAGAATCTGTTAGGTACAACTGTCATAGCTCCGAAATCACTTTCGTAAATGTCCACAGCATTAACAAGTCTTTTATCTTCTGCTGAAGTCATTTTAGTTGAGCCACCAGTAAATCCTGATAGTTTTTGTTTGTTGAAAGAACCAAGCATAATCATTGATGGATCTCCACCCTCATCCCAACATTGTTTTACAACATCTTTAAGTTGAGCTTCAGTAAAGGCTCTTTGAGTTCCATCAGTTCTTGCTGTACCAGGTACATCTGCACTTGATACTTGACCATTTGCACCACCAGTTCCTTTGCTTGTAGATGCTTGAATCCAAGAAGCTAAACCAGATAATTTTCTAGCAGTTCCTGTTGCACCAGCAGTTCCTGTTTGGTTTAAACATAGAGTAGTTTCCATATCTCTTTTAAGTTCTTTTGAACTTTTAGAAATTTGGTAAGCTAATTCATTGTTTCTACCAGCTTTATTTACTGCATCTTGAGTACCAGAAACGATCACAGCTTTTCTTGAAATCTGTGTATGGTTATTGATTCTTGCAGTTGGAGCTACTGATCCAAAGCTGATTTCATCACCCTCAATGTGGTGATTGTTACTTGCTGCTGCTGCTAGAGCATCAGTTTGCCACTCATGTAAAACACCAGAGGCTTTTTCTTTACCAATTGCTGACATAAAAGGAGTATCTGTCGGAGAGATATTATAAATAATATCTGACAAATCTTCTCTATCACCAATGGCTTGATAAGTTTGGAATGTATTTGATACGATTGCCATAGTTATTTGTCCTTATTGTTGAGGTTATTTGTTAGTTATCATATCTAAAAAGACATCTTGAGCAGCTTTCATACTGCCAGATTTTTTTAGACGACTAAACTTTTCTTTCCTCAATTTTAAGTTAGATTCACTTTTGCCTTGTTTGACTCCAGAAGAAAAATCTCTACCAGGTTTAGAAATCTTTTTGGCTAAATTCGGTTTTGAATTTTGCAAATTTCTATACTTCATAGCATCATTAACCAACATAACTATTCTATGATCGTACACTTGAGCAACTTCTTGGTCGTTAAACCCATAATTGTTTAGTGTGCTTTTCATATTAGCTTTTAAGTTTGAAGCCTTTGATGGATCAGAAAATTCTGGCATCTTAGATACCAATTTTCTTTGTTGATCTTGTAAATAACTTTCAAACTGTTGTTTTTGTTCTGCTTGAGTTTGTTGTAAAGATTGATTTAAAGCATCTTGCTTTTTCTTCAACTTTCTTTCAAGTCTAGCAGCTTCTGTTGGATCTTCTTCATACAGTTTATCTAAATCGGCAGAATTAATTTCTGCGTTTAGGTCTTGTTGAGCAACAGCTAATCTCTGATTCAACTCATTGAGTCTTTGAGAATAGTCTTGTCTTTGCTTTTCAGACTCAGATTGAAATTGTTTTCTTTGATAAGAAAGTTCTTCAGTCTTTTGTCTATAGTCAGCATCTCTTGAGTAACCATTTCTCAACTCATCAAGGGTAACTTCTAACTCTTGTCCATTTACTTTGACAGTATAAGATGGGGAGTCTTGTTTCTCTTGAGTTTCAATTTGTTCTTCGTCTTGAGATACATCTTCGGAAGTTTCTTCTTCAGTTTCATCTTGCGATTCCACCTCTGTTTCTTCTTCCTTTATTTCCTGTTCCTGTGGTTGATCTTCTTCAGATTCCACTTCTTGTGGTTCAGGAGAATTCTGTTCTTTTGGTTGTTCAGCTTTAGCTTCTTGCTTAGGCTCTAATAAACCATTGATTGCTTTTTGTGCTTTTGTGATGTCAGTTTCAGCTTCCTTTAGAGGATTTGCGTAATTGTCTGCCATTGTGTTTCCTTTGTAAGTTAAGCTCCTCTTATGAGGTTGGCTTATCCTAACCTTAGTGATTAGAATTTTTTATTCTTGATACTTTTTCTATAATCTTCTAACTGCTTGGCAGCTAGTTTTCCTGTATCAATCATTTCTAATAAATTTTGTTCTACTTTGTTGACCACATTGTAGGCTAACCAAAGTTTTTCTCTGGCATCTGTTTCAATTGCACCAGTATTAAATAAACTTTCTGAATATAAAGTTCTTAGTTTATCAAAACTTTCTTTTAATAAAGGATCTTGAAATAATGCTTTAGCTTTGTTCGCCTGTGTCAATTCCTGGTTGAGCTTGTCCTGTTCGCTGTTGTCCATCTAAATTATCTACTTGTTGTTCTAGTCTGTCTGATGATTGTTGTGCAGCAAGGAAAGTTTTATTTCTGTTTGATGTAACTAATTTTTCTAAATCAGCATCTGCTTTAATTTTAGCAGCATCAAGTTGTGTATTATATTTTAGCTCCATTTCCTTAATCTTAGTTTCAAAACCTAAAATAGCTTCTGCTGTTTCGGCTTTTAATTTTCTAGCTTCTAATTCAAGCTCTGCAACTTTTCGTTTTTCTTCTGATGCAATTCTAGTGAACTCAATTTTTTCAATCGGAGTTGGTGGAGGTGGAGGACTAGGTTGTACTAGCTCTTTACCCTCATCTGGATTAACAAAATAATTTTCAACATTTTTAAGTCCAGCTTCTTCGATAATTTTAGCAAGTGAATTATAAATGTTTTTCAAAGTAACCATTGGATATTCTTTGTTACCTTGTAATTGGAAAGCCTGTAATTGTTTTTGTAAAATATTATTTAGCATAACAATTTGTTGATCTTTAGAACCAGCACCTAAGCCAACAGTTATTGAAATATTGTATCTGTCTTTCCATTCAGTAGGACTAACTGATACAAACTTATTATTTAATTCTACAATTCTTTCTTTGTTTTGATATTTAACTGTAAGCTCAAATATTCTTCTAAATAAATCTTTAATACCAGTTTCTGCAAACACTCTAGCGATTAGTTCCATTCTCATTTGAGATTGGCTCATCAAAGTATTTACACCAGTTGCAGTTTTGTTTAACGCATCTGCATCTAATCCTTGTGAATATCTTGTAACACCAGTTCTTGTTTCTCTTACTGTGTCTAAGTATTCTAATAAAGGAAATGCTTGTTGTGAAATCGTTTGGTTTTGCATTGGCAGCATAACCTGACTTGGTGGTTGTTTAGTTCTAACCACCCCACCTGGTCTTGATGTAAGTAGGTCATCCAAGTTGACCATACCATCCATAATAGCCACTCTGTTATTATTCGTTAGATACATATTATCTAACAACTGACGCATAACAGTTGATTTAACTAATTGGACATCTTCAACTAATTCTGAAACTGATCTACCATAAAATCTATGTGGCATTGGAACAGGAGTTAAAGAACAGAATGGAATAAAATCGCAAGGCATATTTTCTAAAATTGTACTTGCTTCACTTCCAGCTACGATTACTTTTCTAAGTTCTGCAATACCATCCCCATCCATATCGCACTTAACATAGCACTCATAAATTTCTATATCCTGTGTACTCTCATCTGGAGCATCATTTAATGGACTTTCATCTATGTCAGAAAATCTTGCTAATCTCTCATCATTAAAAGTAATGTTATTTTGAGTAGGTAAATTTTCGATAATATCTCTGTCAAAACCCATTTGTATAAGTTCTGATCTAGTTTTTAAAACTCTGTGTGCAACAAAATCTGCATCTTCAATACTCTTTGCTGACCTTTGAATTAAAAATTCTTCAGGTGGTATGTTTTCTATTTTAACTTTGCCAGAGCTTGATGTTCTTTTAATAATACAGTTATGTAGTTTAGGAGTTGGTATATCCTCCATCACTTGACCTTGTGCTTCGGCTAATGCTTTTATTTCTTCTAATTGTTGTTTTGCTTTTTCATCAACAAAACTTTCTTCTTGCACAACCTCTACATCATCATTGTCTAATAATATTTTGTATTCTTGGTCGTTTAAATTTTCGTAAGTTTCTTGCTCAACCTTTTCACTCTCATCCCAATAAACTTTTACAATTCCATTTTTTTCAATTAAGGCATCTTTAAACCAGTTATATAAAATACTAAAACCATTGTTATCTTTGTTAAAGATATAGTTGATATAGTTAGTTGCCTGTTCAGCAAGTGCCACATCTTCGGCTTTTACTGGTTCGCATTTTACAGTTTGGTCTGATGAAGTAAAAATTTTTAAAAGGTTTGGCAAGATGGTTTCAACAGTATCAGCAACATCAGTTGATACTACTTGTGATCTGCCATCAATCTCAGTACCTAATGGTTCTCCCATATAGTATTCTAAAGATTTCTTTCTTTGGGATGATAGGTTTCCACCCATATAACCCATAGCATTGT